TCAATACTCCCGATCCTCTTGGATTTGCGGGTTGCGTCACGCTCTGGGGTTGAACCCTCTACTTGGGGTTTGCCCATAGGAACTCGGTAAATGGCGTTTGGATCTTCGCCGTATTCCTTGTTGCCAGTAGTGATCTTGACAGGGACTTCGGGCTTATTGATCGGGCTTCCAAATTCATCGTATTTAGTCGTTCCGCCTAGTTCGTTCTGAGTTTCCCCAGATCCCCACTCCAGAGACGGCATTCCCTTGTTGTCGGACGTAACCTTTGGCTCGACTCCACCGCCAGCTACTTGTCGATGTCTTACGCCAGCGGTATCTAGGGTGCGTTCGGTCTGGGCGTTGGATCGATCTTCCGAGGCCTTCGCTTCTTGTTTAGCGATCTGGTTGAGTTTGTTGGCATCGCTTCTTGAAATGTATGTCGGGGCAGGGGCGGGCTTTTGGTTTTTTGCTTCTTGTTCCTCTTGTCGCTTCTGGCGAACCCGAGCCAACAATTTGTCTGCTTCGTCTGGTTCGGGGCCAGCAAAAGCAGTTCCTTGGATGCGGTTAGGGCGTACCGAGGGATTCAGCTCGCTGGGCAATCCCATTGCTACGCTTTCCTAGGGAATGGGCCTGGACCAGCATACTTTTTGTTTAGTTCGTCTACAGATGCTTGCTTCTTTCTTTGCCCAATAGCCTCCGCGCTTCTCTTATTGTCTTCACGTTGCCTTACCCCAGCTTCCTCGAAAGCCTTTGTTCTTTGGTCGTACTCGGCTTGCGAGCTTGCTGGCTTATTTGTCATTGGGCCGACAGCCATGCCATCTTTGCCTGTCGCTCCTTCAAACCTTTTGTAGCCTCCCAATGGAGCGAGTTCTGGTGATTTTTCCTTTTGTCGGAAGGATTCCCCGCCGTCTGGCCCGAAGGGATTCCCAAACATATTCTTGTTGGCCGCCTGCTTAGTCGCCAACAACTGAGACTCTTCGTTAAAGCCCTTCTTGATTTTTTCCCTGTCGTCTTGAGCTTTGTTTCGCTCTGCTGCCAGAGCCATGCGATCTTCCGCATCCCGAGTGCGAGACATTGCGGTATTGGCGGTAGCCTGTCTTGCATTTGCGTCGTTAATTCCAGCTTGGTCATACTTTGGCTGTTGCCCTGCAAAATCCACTTCATCCATTCCTTGTTGCTTGCGGTAATCGTTAGACCTCTGCATCTGCGCTTGTGGGGACATAAACGAGCTGGCTCTTTTGTCTGCGGCGGCTCTTGCTTCTTGCCCGCCCTTGTACGAGCCAGCATTCGGATCGGCTGGCCCGAAATCTCCATATCCACTTGGTCCTCGGTAGGTCACTCCCTTGCTGGCAGGGCCACCAGTGGGATTTGGGTTGACGTCTCGGAAGGTGTCCAGCCTTGGCCCTTTTGAAGTTTCCTTTACTGGAGTTTTGGTTGGCTCGACTTTTGGGGTCTCCGTCGCGGGAGTCGCGGGAGGGTTAACCGCATCCATTGAAGTGCTTTGAGCTGTTTGAGCTGTGGACTCTGGGACTCGTGGCTTGTTTTGGGTCGGCGTTACTTCCGCTCCTCCGCTGACTGCGTCTGTTAGGGAAGTGGAGGGGGTGCGAGCAGTCCTTCCTCGAGATCCTCCTTCAAGTGCCGCATATTGAGAGGACGCTTTTGCTTTTGCTTCTTGCGAAGCTCCTTCAAGAGTGGTTGTTCCTCCAGTAAGTTTCCCATCCGCTCCGACCTTTGCTGTGGGGTTTCCAAATAAGCTAATTCCAGCACCTTGAAGTGCGGCGTATTCTGGGCTGGCCTTTGCCATACGCATTGCCTTGGCGTTTCGTCCGTACTTTTCGTAAATTCCCATGACCGCCGCCTGCATTGTTTCAGCAGATACGTTTTCGCCGTCAAATGGCTCGGGACCGCCATACACAACAGGGGAAGCACCGCCACCGACGCCACCCTCGAACTTCTTGTTTCTATAGCTTCCAGTTAAATCTTGTAGGGCCATCTACAACAACTGGACAACGGAGTGTAGGCCTCAACAGATTTTCTATTGGGTGCGACGCATTAGGAGTAACTGGCGACAGGGGTTCTTGCCATATAGATTTGCTGAAGATCCTTGGGCAAAGTCCTTACTGCTGATGGGGTGTTGAATCTAGTAGCCCCTGCGATGGTGGTAATTCCAATAGCTATTGCCAGAACATCGTCATCGTGCCTCCCAGCGGCCGCCTCAGATCTACCGCTATCTGTGATAACAAAGGTCTTCAACTCCTCGATGGCGTGACGGCAATGTATGTCAATTCCAGACCCTTTTTCGTCGTGATCTCTAATAGCTGACGCAAGTTCTTCAATGACAATACGTCTGGTCTTGTCTGTGGTCTGCCATCCCAAGGCCTTGCTACGCCTAGATTCTCGTAAATTGAAGATTTCACGCTGATAAAGGTTAATGCTGGATTCTTTTAGTAGCTCGATAAGAGCCAATCCTGGGCCGTTGACTTCTGGGACTACCAAACACCCTCCGTAAAACAGGGAAAGTCTCTCAATAAACTCTGCTAATACGTCAATATCGACTCGGCAGGGAGGTCTGACCCTTGCCACGAGGGCAGGGCGGATCCACGAGCCGTCCGAATCAAAGTATCCAGCCCTTAAAACGACTACAGAGTGGGAATCTGGGTCAGATCCAGAGACTTGTGAGTTGCCTGTCATACAATCCGCTGAAATTAGGTATCTGCCGTTTTCTTTTGGGTTTTCCCATAGCCACGCCCAGCTTTCGGCCATAGAACAGCTCCTAAAAATGGGTTTTGTGAAGTTCGTTGGAACGTCGATTGTGCCAAAAATTGGGTCTTTTATGGTTTTTTCGAGAGCTGATATGCCAGATAGGTCAAATCGAGGCCGTCCAGACGCCAAAAAGCAACTAATTGGGTCAGAAGGGTACTCTTGCTCGAATTGTTTAACATCTCCACCGCACTTCTCCTTGATGACTCGACGTCTCCAAGCAAGCTGGTTGTCGGTCAACGAAAACTCTTCCTGTAGGGATTGCTCCTTGAAGGACAGCTCAAGAGGCTCGGTTACAGGCTCTTGGTTTTCATCGAAGTTATGCCAAGCGGCGAAGATTCGGATGTATCCGTTTCCTGTTTTCCCGCTCTTGTACTCGTCAAATGTGACCGCACTTTGCCAAGTATTGTAAAAAGCTCCACCAGCTCCGTTCGGGGTGGATTCCTCGATGACGATTGTATTGGGGGAGGTGGGTACGCAGTTACGAATAGCCAATAGAATCTTCTCACCAGACCGCTCTCCAGCTCGTCGATAGTGGGCGACCTCAGAGCAGAGCAGGGCTTGGAGGGTCATGGATCTCCCTGCACCAGGATCGTTGGCAGTTTCCTTGGCGATTCGGCTTCCGTTGGACAATTCGCCTCGGGAAACGCTAAATGTTTGCCCCCAATCCAGATTGTCGTTTTCTATATACCGATTCACCATATTTAGAAGGTTCTGAGATGTATCAAGCTCGTCACCCAGAACACAGGCCGTTGCGTTTTCGGTGCTACGGATAAAGTGAGTTATGACGGCGGCGGTGATGGTGCTTGATCCCATCTGTCGAGGTTTCAAGACAACAAGGCGAATAGGCTTCTGGTTCTTCTTTAACCAGCGGATGACTTGGGCGACGTGCTTCTGGAGATAGTTAGCCCTTGGGCTTACCAGCTTTGCATCCTTGGTAAGGATCTTGGTGTAAGTCTCCCACCACGCAAGGAAGTCGGATTGGGCAACCGCTTCAATCGTCTCGATGGTTACTTGAGCTTTTTCTTTTTCGGCCATGACCAGTAGACTTCGGTGCCCTTGCCAGATCCGTAAGTGGCTGTTTTCCACTCACCGAATTTGTTTTCCCGCCGTTTTTCTGAAAGGCTCTTTAGTTTGTTCTTTTTCATGTCAACACTACGGAAATATCACGAATGCCGACAGGCGTGCCAACATACCAAAAGGCAAGTCGAATTGGGGTTCCAGCGACTCCAGAACCACTAAGCGAAACGGTTTGCGGGGCGGATTCAGATGCGGTAATTACTGCTCCGCCATTGGCGATAAGCGCGCCGCTTGTTGAGTTATAAAAACCAATTCCGAGTTCGCCCTGCCCTTGCCCAAGTGCGCAGGCCTTTAAGTTAAGTGTAGCTGTAGCATTACTTTGGAGCGTGCCTAGGTCTTGGTAAAATGTCTCGAAAGGATCGGTGCGCGATAATTGCCCTAGATTTGCGTAAAACACGCCGTTGGTTGATTTAACAGAGTAAGTGTTGTCATCGGTTTTTTGGCTATTCCACCCAAACGGAACTCCGCCATACCATTCGCTGGATATTAGGGTCAGTCCCGAAAGGTCATCAAAGTTTGGGTTCACAACCAATGGGCCACCCCGAACTCTTTCATTAACCAGTGATAGTCCAAGACCTAGTTTCATTTAGACATTTCTGTAGGCTACTACTTTTCCGCTTTGAAGCGTGAAGGAAGTAAAGTTGCCAAATATGGTTGCTCCAGCAGGCAGGGGGAAGCTGGTGGTGGTTCCCGTCCAGTTTGCGGCTACTAACGCTGTAAATACTGTAGTCGCTACAGCTTGGATTGCTCCAAAGCTTCCGTCAGTTTGGGTTGTGTCGGCCACATAAACTGCTCCGCCTTGTCCGAGAGACAGGCTGGTATCCTTTGCGATTCCTTCAATGCTTTGATCTTTTACTGATGTTGACATATATGCTTTCTCCTTGGTTATGACTTCTTCCACCAATCGGCGGTGTCTGTCGTTTTGTTTATTTTCTTGGCTAACTCTGAAATTGTTTTTTTAGCTTCGGCAAGCTCAACCGTCAGCCTCACGCAGGGAGTCCCGTCCTTATCAAGGAAGCATTCTAGGAATCCCTCTTGGTGTAAGTACGATATGGCCGCTAAGGCTTCTTTTTCTCGGTTGTAGCTCATAGGAGGAGGAGGGGGGGCATATCACACAATTCTTAAGATTTTATCGGCAAGATAGTATGCTGTTCCTGCCGTCAAAGTTGTTCCCGCCGCAACAAGACTTAATCCTGCGGTTAATTCGCTTATGGTAGAACCCGCAGTTGCCCACGTAAAGTAAGCTGAATTGTAAGAGAATTGAAGTGTAAAATTTGAATCAGCAAGCGTCATTGAGTACGGCCCAAGTAAACCTGCACTTGATGCT